CTGTAGCATTCTCTACATGTTTTTCGTCGGGAAGAGGAGCACCCCAAAATGCCATGATGCAGTCTCCCATATATTTATCTATTGTACCACCGTGTTTAAGTATTATCTCAGTCTGATTGTCAAGAAAACGGTTAATGAGACTCGTAAGACCTTGTGGATCTTTCTGGTATTTTTCAGAGATGGGAGTAAATCCTCGAATATCCGAAAAAAGAAAAGTTAGTCGTTCTGTGAACCCACCCAATCTCAGTAATGTTGGGTCCTCCTGTAATTTTTTTACAAGGTCGGGGCTAACATACGTTCCAAATTGTTGTTTGATTCGAAGTTTCTGCAAATACTCTGTAATGAAACTCTTGAAAGTTACAATACTCCAAAACAAAATGGAGATAATTACGACACCACTAAGGTCAATCAAGTAAGAAGATTTATAAGCTTCCAGGACTGCGTAAATACAACCACCGATTACGATAATTATCATAGGTAGTGAGAAATAAACGCTTCTTGATGCTAGTAAAATCAGCAGTAGAGCCAAAACTGCAGCTCCCAGCTCTACTGTGACATTCCATGTCGGGATGGATGGTGATGTACCTTCGATAAGGTTGTGTAATAGGTTAGCTTGCAGCTCATGAGGCATCATTGCACCTGCTGGAGTCGCTACTGGGTTGACAATTCCTTCTGCTGTAACTCCGAGTATAATAAAAGGAGCACTAATTGGTGCTTCCATAAACTCTGAAGCAGATTGTCTGAAAAATTTAGTATTCCAATTAAGGAATATGCGTGAATAGGGGTCAGTTGTTATGGTTGGGTAGTTTGGTATTCTTACTGACTCGATTCCTGATAGGCCAGTACGTAATTGATACGACGGATCTCCAACTCCCACGCGTAAAAGTTCTAAAGCGAAGGATGGATATAACTTATCTTGGACATTTACAACAAGAGGAACTCTTCTTGTGACTCCATCGAGCTCAGGGGTTGCTGTAACGATACCTGCGCCGGAACGAGTTAGTGCTAAATTCTTCTCAGTACGTATTATGCCAGGATATTTAAACAACCATGGTGTAGGATCCTCTCCTAACTGTGCAGTGCCTACATGAGGACCGCTTTTCTCTGATTGTAGAGATACTGCTGAAGCCAAAACAGTCGATACTCGATTCATAGCAGTTGCTAGTCTTACATCATTAGCTGGATTACGCAAGTCTGGGTCTGGCATCAACACTGTGATACCAGGCACAGCACTTGTTCTTTCTATAATAGATGCGTATAAGTCTCTCGGTAATGGATAACCTCCGTATGCTTCTACGATTTCTTCATCAAGGTCTATTATAAGAATATTCTCATTTTGTACTGGTTCGTCAGACATTATGAGATAGTCAAATACTTTTAGTTCTAGTATTTGTAAAGGGGTAGGATTCCAAATTAGGATTCCTAAGAAAAGGGACATAAGTCCTAAATTAATAAGTTTATTCATGATACATATAAGTTAATAACTGTAAACGATAATATCATAAATCCAAATACGCATACTTGGACTATTGACATCCAAACGATTTGTTTCATGGGATGTACGTCTACTATTTTTTCTACCCAGTCTTCACTAGGTGCTAGGTTTACGACCTGTAGGATTTTTTCTTCTTTCATTGTTGTGTGATTGTTATTGTTTTTGTACATTCTGACGTACAGTTAAAAGTTGCAGTATAAGATTGATTCGTAGCACCAGACTGTGTTACTCCTACATCATATCCTGTTGTATAAAATTTCATATTTGCTACATGAGCTCCTGCTCCATATTGTGTTAAGTCTACTTCATTATCAGAGTTGTAAAAGAATATGTCTGCATCTTTATTTCCAGTACCATATTGAGTTACATTAGCCGTGTTACGGTGCGCAGCACCATTTCCATAAATATAAGAATTATGTTGGCCAGTACCATACTGAGAAACAGTGATATTAGAATCGTCACCGAAAAAGAATATTTTACTATATTTGTTGTTTCCTGTTTGAGTAGTTGAATAAACATTATCGTCTCCTGAGCCTAATGATTCCGAATGGTTATCATTCCCTGTTTGAGTAACGGTTACTGTATTGTCGTCTTCGTCTTGGTCAACATATGCATAGTTATCATTTCCGTCTATAGTTACGGTAGTAGAGTTTCCTATGTTATTTGACCATACAGTAAACATCTTAACATTATTACTATTACCTTCTACTATACTGCTCCATGTAGCATTTGTACAGCTGTGAGAACTATAATTAGCTCCTAGAATAGCACCTCCAGAATTTGCTCCGCAAAGAATAGTGGTAGTATTACCATTGCCAATTTGTTTAGTAGTAATTTGATTGTTAGTACCTTTAGTAATAATTGTAGTAGAGTTATCTCCTGCAAAACTAAGGGGACTGATTAATAATAATAACGTTATCGCCCGCACCATTTATACTTACCTCCATAATTACTCCTGCATTGTCAATATATAAATAAGTACCTGCGTTTGTGTCGATACCTATATCGTAGTTGTTTTGTCCTTCATGTACAAAATAAATTATATCTCCTTCAACAAATGTGTAGGTTTGGTATACTGGATCGAATCCTCCTATGATACCTTCTAACTCTACTCCATTTAGCTGAGAAGCCTGTGAGCCTTTCTTATTTGTAGTCTCTACTAATGCTAATAAGTCTACGAGAAATTCTACACCTAATAAATCTATGTCTAGTCTTGTGACTTCTTTATCTTCTTCGTCACATTCTTCTACTAATGCATCACAGTCTAAATCTGGTGCATCGTCAAAGAAGTCTTTGTCTAATTCGGCAGTCGGTGATACTCCTGCTTCTTGTTCTTCAACAGCTTGTACTACTTCTTGGGGCTTATTTACTATAAGCATATTGTCAATCATTCCAAGTGTGATACCACTGAGTTTAACCTTGGGTGTTGGTCTTTGTTCGTATGTTGATACCATAGTAGCTTGAAAGGCCTCATTAAGAACCTCTACTCCTGCTGCTGTTGTTACTGTAATCTCTCCTGATGAGTTTCCGAATTCATCGGGAAGTAGTATAACGAGGCTTCTTCCTAGCTCGTCTACTGTTGTTGTGAAATCTGTCCCACGAATACCTATTTGGGCTGTGGGAGTCTTTATGCTTATATTCTCTTTGTTCATTTTACCGAACTTTCCTGAAATAAACCTAGCTGTTCCAGACGCCATGTTGAGTGCCATTTTTGACTTGCTTGGGTCTGGATCATAAATGTATTCATCTATGATTAGTTTTGATTGTTCTGTGAGTCTTACAACTGAATTGTCTAAAAACTCAATGGCTAATCTGCCGTTTCCTGTTCTAACATCATCGAAAGGGAGGATATCTGACTGTAGTTCTGCAGTCAAAGAGTCTCCAGAATCTCTTCTAGTTATCTCGCCGGTACCCCGTAATTCAGATATCTCTCCTATTTCAGTTGACAAGGCCGAAACACTAAAAAGTGCTAACAGCCAGATGCGCATTGGTCTACATTAATAGTACCACTTGATGTGGTAGATATTATGTTTGCAACGTTCGTACTTGCAGTATCAGTTTGGTCAATAGTTACAGTATTTGAGCTACCAGTTAATGCTACCGTAATAGCATGGTCAGCTGAACCTGTTTGTAAAGTGGTTATAGTATTACTATTACCATCTATATCCCAATTATTAATACAACCCACAACCTCACAAACACCAGTAACACTATTAGATGTACCAGTTATTGCAAAATCATTGTTTGCACCAGTAGCAGTTGAAGCTGCTCCTTGTGTCCAGACTAGTACGTTACTATCTCCGACTGTGATATAATCAAAATCTGAGCTAGCTGCATCACCTGTGGCTCCAACAGCTAAAGTAGCTGAGTTAGAATCACCAGTAACGCGGTACGTCCAACTGGATGAGTTGCCTTGTAGGATAGAAGCTAGAAAGGAGTTAGTATCTCCAATCTGGTCTATATCTACTGTCATAGATGTACCTGACAAAGTTGCTCTTGCAGAAGTTGTACCAATTGTATTAGTAGCACCTATCTGGTCAATAGTCAATGTAAGTCCTGTACCTGTCTGGGTGATATAAATATCATTGTTCCCAGCGAACGCTGTAAAAGATAGACATATCGCGAATAGTCCTAGTATCTTTTTCATTCTATTTTTCTCCCAGGCTTGAGTAATTAAAATCCCAAACCTCTTTTTCGAGGCCTTGAACAACTAAACCGTATACAGCTGCTTCAATAGCAGCTCTTGTGGCGTGTCCAACAGCTTCGTTTTCCGTATAGCCACTTTCGATTTCAACGAGTTCTGTACCAAGTTCTATGAACCTGAATACATCGCCTCCACCTCCAGTAGACAATATGGTTTTTGTGGTTGTAACATTTAACAAGACTTCTCCTGTCTGAACTAATACTGCTCTTAATGTTACTGTAACGATATCTTCACGATATTGATTTTTCATACCGATACCTAAGTATCGAGCACCGTTACCACCAGTTCTTATGTTAGTGTCATAACTAATTATTCCACCTTCAATAATCATCCCTGCATATAACAGGGGTTTTAAAATTGTTTTTGCATCACTGCCACCACCGTAATTTTCAAAGGTAGTTCGCACTAATTGTCTTTCTTTCGTAAGTCCATCCAAACCTGTTCTTTCTACAACTACAAACCAGTTACCTCTACCAGCATCTCTAAGTGCTTCGATTAGTATATGGTGTGGGCCTTGCGTCACTGCAGTACTGAAACTAGCAATGTTATCTCCACCTTTTCTTTGACCTGTTAAGTCATTGAATTGGTAGACGGCTACTATAGTTTTTTGGTTTGGGTATGGTAAATTCAACAACTGCTCTGTAGCAGATGTTTGTATAACAGGACCTTGCGTACAGGCTAAGAAATCGCCATTGCAGTCCATGTTTGATTTAGGCATGCCAATTACAGCACAGCCTTGTAGTATTAGTAATATTGAGAGTAACTTAACCGCTTGCACAATCTGAAAAACATCCACCAAACTGTCCTACTGGTATTACAATCGTAGTAGTAGAAAGTAGAACTCCATCCATCCATTCTTCGACAGTCAATGTAATATTGACGCCATCGTTCATCCAGATGATTCTATTTCCTTCTAACCAGATTTCTCCAAATATAGGATTTTCTAAGGTGCCTGGAGTATCATAATTAAATAAGGACTCCGAGATATCTTTCGCAAGTGTAGAGTAAATTCTACTTTCTAAGTTTCTTAGGAATTTTGCAAGTGTTGTGTTTTCAGCTTCTCTTTGAGCTTCGTCTAAAGCATCCTGAGCTTTTTGTGCTAGTGCTTCTTTTCTTGTTCTTTCTTGTTCATCAATAGTTAAATAGTGTGCAGATTGATTAATCCCACTAAAACTAGGTGATCCGAATTTATGTACCAGTTCCGTTGCGTTTACTGTCGTTGCTAGTACTATTAGTGTTATTACGCTTTTTTTCATTTTCTTTCATCTGTAAAACAGTGTTTACCTTTTGCTGTAAACGAATCATATCGTTGTCGAGCATACGTATTTGGTCTATCAGCTTTATTAGTGCGAAATGCATTCCTTTTATTGCTGGCCCAATCACGTTTGTCATTGTGTTCCAGACATAGTATACGAAATATCCAAGTCCCACCATTGCGACTACAGGAAAACCAAATTCTTCAACATAAAATACTATAGTTTCCATTAATCTCTCCTGACGTCTAGTTTTCCATCCTCTACGAAGTTTTCTGCTCTAGCAATTCTATCTAAATCTGGTGTAAGTTCTAGAGCGCTGCTTACACTAGTGTCCAATCTAATCATATCATTATTCATTGTTTTAATTCTGGTTACGAGACTTTCGGTAAAACCTTTTAGTGTACCTATCTGTCCAACTACTCCAGACATTATCTGTTTCATGATTATAAATATAAAAGCTCCAGCTGCCAAAGCCCCTGCTATAGGGGCTCCGAGGTCAGCTATTAGACTAAATGCCTGTTCCATTTACCAAACGTACGCAAGACCAACTAATTGTTCCTCTTCGTAAACTGTTAAGTTTACTTTTAGTTTGTTCGACATCATCCACTCTACTTTTGCTCCATACATATCCATATCCATTGTATCGGACATATGCATTACGTCAACACCCCAGGTGCCACCGTCCCACAAATTAAAGCCCATTTCTAGATATTCTGCATCAGTGTCCATATCTTTGAACCAGTTCATATCGACTTTCCAGAAGTCCACTCCAACTCTAGTCTCTTCGAAACTAGGTAAAGTTTTATCCATATAGTCGTATTTAAAATAGCTAAGATTTACACCTAACCATCCAAGCTGTTTATACCAGCCAACGAACAAATCCAGTTCGACATCTGTTTCGTCATTAAACTCAACATTGCCTACGAATACTCCTGCGTATAGACCGTTATCCATCCAAGCACTAGAAGTGTGGTACCACGAAGGTCCGTTTTGAGTTTGAGTTACCCCTCTCCAAACGTAGTCCGATGCTACTCCAGTTTCATGTGTTATGTCTGCAAACGCAAACATTGGTACTGCTAAGAGCAGTGATAATAGTTTATTCATATTAGAATCCTACTGATTGACCACAGCCACAGGCCGCAGTCGCTTGTGGATTAACGAATTTAAATTCTTCGTTAAGTCCGTTTGTTTGGTAGTCCAAGACTACCTCGTTTAGATAAGCATATGACATAGAATCGATTATTATTTTAATATCACCTTTATAATACGTGTAATGGTCATTGTGACCGTTCTTAACGCCATCATCAGCAAAATCAAAGATGTACTCGAAACCAGCACAACCGTTTGGGCGCAGAGCGATAAAAAAGCTAGTATTGCCTTCTTGTGCTCCTCTTTCCAAAAGTTTTTCATATGCTATATCCGTGACTTCCATTTAAGTTATTAGTTTAAAGACTTTCGGCAGTCGTCCTGCCTTCATCAGTCTGTGAAATTTTTTCCACATTCTTATCCTCCCAGTTTTGTATAGCACTCTTAATACTACCTTCTGCTAGAACGGAACAATGTAATTTGATAGGCGGTAAATCAAGTGCAGTCGCAATGTCCTTGTCTTTGATTTCCTTAGCTTCTTCTATTGTCTTACCTTTCAACATCTCTACAAACATAGTAGATGATGCAATAGCAGACCCACAACCATACGTCTTAAATTTGACGTCTACGATTATGTCCTGCTCATTTAATTTTAATTGTAACTTCATGACGTCGCCACATGCTGGGGCTCCTATCATTCCGGTGGCTACAGCGGGGTCTTTTGGATCGAACCTGCCCACGCTAAATTGTTTTGGACTTGCCAAAACATCGTAAAACCTTTTAGTTACTTCCTTGCTGTACAATTTTTTTAATTCCTAATACATAGTTTTCTGCGCAGTCCTCTGCCCATGACTCACTATGTCCTGGATATAGCTCTTTGGCTATATGTTTATCTTTCTTGTAAAAATTACATCCGTACACTCCATTTTCCAGAAATGTTTCTGCACTCTTTTTACCATCCATATAATTACTTAACAACATTATCATCCTCCTTTAAAAGTTTCTCCATAAGTTTTCCATAATTACCTTGTCCGAAAGGTAGTTCTGAATTAATTTGTACATTTGTCTGATTCTTGATATTTGATGCTTTTGCCTTCTCAAGTTCTGTCATAGCCTTCATTTCGTCGACACGCATTTTGTGTGCCATTACGTACAGATCGGCTAGATCTTTGTTTGTATAGATTTGTGATTCTTCTGCTTCTTCAAGCTTCCGTTCTATTAGGTCGTCTAGTGAGTTTGCTAGTTTGAATCGATTGCGATAACCAGTGTCCAGATAGACTTGGTCTATATATGCTTTTATTTCTCGTTTGTTTAACATTTCCGAGACTTTAGCTGTGTCCATTTTTAGACGGGCGCAAACTGCTGGGACATTACCAACTTCTAAATAAGTATTAGCAATGGTTAATCCCTCTGGAGACATCTTGGTTGCGATTTCATTCTTCATATGTGAATTATATCAAATTTTCGAGGGGAAGTCAAGAATTATTTTTGTTGGGTATATGGGAAAGACCCCGTGGTTCGAGCATATACTAAGCTTCCTTTGAAGTCCGTGTAAGAGAGTATCATTATGATACGCCAATGGCCCTTTTACCAAACAGTCAAAATTTTTTAAAGTTGTACATGCGGAGGGGCCGCCAGGCTCTGGGCAAATCAGGTCTAATATCCCCCCTATTTGGGTGGCAAATAACTGCATATTTAACCTCGAAATTACTGGTAATTTCATAGCGAAATCGCTTATAATATTCCTATAGGGAGGGAAAACTCGTTCACAATCCCACAAGGCGAAATCCTTGTCGCACTCGAAAGACGTAAAGCGATACACAAAGAGGTTAACAAAGGTTGATGAATTTTATATCCCTTTATTATCTAGCTAGACAATTACGATTGGGTAGCAAAAACAGAATTACAAAATAAACATTACAAGGAGAATTACTATGACGAATATTAATAACCAATTATCAAATGATAATTTAATAATGATGATTGAAAGCAAACAATCAGAACTTGAAATTGCTAAAGGGGTAGATATGGAAACATACTACAAAATACAATCTGAGCTTTTAGATTTACTATTAGCTTATTATGAAGGGGGTGCATAATGCACGAACGACTAAGAATGAAATTACTCAAACTCAAACATGGGTTTGAGTATGAGAGAACTAAGATAAGACAAGAGAAAGACTTGTTCATTGAGAAGATTGGTAAACAATCTAAAATGACGAAAGCTATTGGTAAACAATTAAAAGATTACCAACACGCCATTAATCAACTCAATGGAAAAATCAGAACTCTTAAACAATGGTTAGCGAAATGAACAAGCTAATCATAATCGTAGCTTCTATGGGTTGCCTAGCATTTCTAATGCTGGGTTTCTCATGGGGAGAGAACTTACTCAATCAAGAATATATAACGAGGTTTGATTATCTCATACTGATTTTTTCAGGTATGGGAACTATACTTTGTATAAATGTATTGTTCTTAATTGATGACTATAAGGCTAACAGCGAGAGCCTTTTACAATCTCGCAATTCATGGAGCAAATAAAATGCCATTGATAAATAAAAAGGAAACGCCCAAACCTAAAACATGGGCAAAATATACCAAGACTGAGAAGGCTAATCTCATAAGAGTTAATACTAAGTTAGTATTAAAAGATATTGAAAGAAGCCCTCACGAGGTATTAAATGAATTAGCAATTCATTTTGGCGTAGGTATTCAATCTTGAACGCCTTAAACAATCAACACAAGCGAGTTATCGCTTGTGTTGTTGATACTGAATGTTGTTATAAAAATACTAAGACTCATGGATTGGTTTTCCATTTTGGGGCAGTATTTGGAGACATCACGCAAGAACACACTTTTGAAACTTATAATATGGATTATTACGTTGAAGAAGTTATAACGAATATTGAGAACGCTTACTTCAAGAAGAAGGGAATGTTCAAACAATATAACGAGGTATCTGAAGAATGGGAACTTGTCGAGGGGTGGATATACAATATCAATCCTATGTTTCAAGAAGCTCAAAAAGATGCTTTTAAAAATCCTCATAAGGTTAAGAAATGGAAAGAAATTATGAGAGAATTTAATCGTGAATTGATAACAAGAAATGTAGATTATATTACTTCTTACAATTACAACTTCGATATTGGAAGCAATAGAAAAGTTGGCACAATTAGATTAACTCAAAATCAGCTTTCAGATAAAGGTTTCTATATGCCTAGAGGGATTGAGCATTTTGATTTAATGGAAATATCAGCTATTTGTTTAGCTAATAGGACTTTTAGAACATGGCTTAATTCTTTAGATAACGAGGAACGCGAGAAAATGCTAACAGCTAAAGGTAATAAATCTTATTCAGCACAAACAATGCTGAGATATTTATCAAAAGATTTATATTACATTGAGCAACATACAGCATTGAGAGACGCCTTATGTGAATTTAGATTATTAATGGAATTGTGGAAAGGTAATAAATCAATTATCAAAAAGCATTTTGTTAATAATGTTCAAGGCGTATCAAGGTCTGATTTTGAGAATGGGGTTTCTGTAAAGCAATCTCTAATCAATAGGACTAAGAGAGCCAAAGGCAAAAAGGCAATGACTGTAAAAGCAAAACAACTTCAACTAAAACTCGAAGGGGGTAAATAATGAATGAAGGTAACAAATGGCTGACTATTGATAAAGATGTCAAATATACGCAACTTGAACTCGACCTAAAACAGGGCGAGTTTCCATATATGGACGAAGCAAGTTACAGGCGAGATTTGATAAAAGACAAAAGGAGACAACGAAAACTCCCTAGTCATCTAAAGCATTTATCAGATGAAGCAATAAAATCTCTGAAAACTATGTTTGCGAGAAGGTTTTAAAATGACCTATCAGCAAATAAGAAATCGAGATAAAATCAAAACATGGTTATCAGTCAACGCTGATAACCTTGTTATGTGGCTTGGGATTTGCTTTGTATTCTTAGGACTACAGGGAATATATCCAATCGAGCAAGATATAGGAATAACATCAATAACGATTGGCAACATTGCAATATTCATTTCAGCAATCTATAAGGAAAATGTAGAACTTGCTGTGATAACTATTGTTATGGTTGTCGCTCAAATATCACAGGTGCTTTTATGAACTTGTTAAAAAATGAATGTGGGGCGAACATAGAGAGGTTTTATAATCTCACGCCTACTATCTATATTTATGATATTGATGGAACGATAGTTAATTCAAGTCATAGGCATTTATCAAATGCTGATGGCTCGATTAACTTAAACGCATGGAGAGAAAACTCAACAAGGGAATTGATACAGCATGACGATTTAATGCCTTTATCAGTTCAATGCAATCAGCACTATAAAAATGGCAATATGGTAATTTTATGTACTGCTGATGTTATCCCTGTTGGGGGTGCTAGATATGAATGGCTTATATCTAATGGCATTTTATTCGATAGGTTGATATCAAGACCTGTTGACTGCATGACTGTTGATTTTGTTTTGAAGCAAAACCAATTAGCTTATCTTTATAGGTTAAGAACTTATGCAAAATGCGACAAGGTAATGTATGACGATAATACTAATAATCTAATGGCAATCGCTGAATTAGGTAAAAAGTATAATCAGCCTACATACTGTTATGAGCCTTATGAGAATGGGAGTTTATATCGTGCATATTGATAAAGAGGAAATCTTAGAGGGGGAGCAATCCCCCACTCCTAAACTAAGAATTAAAATTCCCTGTATGTCATGCAATGGGAAAGGGCAATCAATTAATATTAATGGTGATTATTTAATTGATGATTGCTCGGCTTGTAATGGCTTCGGATATTTTGAAGAATAACAAATCCTTGTAATGTTGGATTTTGATCTGAATGGGTTGAGAGAAATCTTAATCCATTCAGATTTTTTTATTTCTAAAAATGATAGTAAGCACTTACTATAAATGATAATCATTCTCATTTAAAAAAATTCGAAAATTTTTTTATATGCGCCGAAGGCGCCGACCAGTGCAGTAACGAAACGATGTGACGTGGACCTGCGCCGCAGTACAGTACCGAAACGATATGTCAGTGTCTACACGAAGCCAACGGCGCCCATTATAACACAAATCTTGGTCGGGGTCAAGGATTATTTTCACTTTTTTGGAAAAACTTTCGGGACATTAGTCTACTTGGGCAGCCCCGCTGCACTGATAGTGAGTACTTACTATCATTTAAAGGCAATAAAAAACCCACCGAAGTGGGTTTCGACTTTTGTCACTTTAGCTGAAGAGTTTTGCTAAGCGGACGATTGTCTCTTTGTTTGCTCTTTCTAAAGAGTTTAGAGTACCGACATCTGTTCCGATTTGCTCTTCTAAAGCACGCACTAATGCGACTTTGGTTGGTTCTGCTTTTTTAGCGACTTTTGTTTGTTTTGCTTTTTCCATCATTTTCTCCTAAATATGGGTATATTATAGGCGCTTTGACTAGAAAGTCAATAGGTAAAGTGAAAATAAATCAATTATTTTAAGGAACTTTTGTCGACTTTGGCAAATCGCGCCGATTTTATCACACTCTGGGAGACTTGTCAATAGTTTTTTCAAAAATATCGCCAGAAATTATATTCTTACGAGTCTAGTTGGCGAAAATTTGCACAAACCCACTAGAATGGGCACTTCAGAGACGAAAAACAGCGTAAGACCCCGTAGCGGGGGCGCCGAAGTGCCAAAACGAAGTGCGAAAACGATGTTACTTGCGCCAAAGTGCGAAAGTGAAGTACTAAAACGATGTTTTTACGAGCTAATCCTATTTTAACACACTTTGGCGGGGTTGTCAATAGATATTTTGCGTTTTTTGGGGAAATTTGGGGAAACCCCGAGCAGGTTTCGCGTCCCGGCCCCCGAAGTAACTTGTGTTTATTTGCAAATAATTCACTGTAACTATTGACAAACCTAATCAATGCGCTTATAATATATATATTATGAAAAAAGATAAAGAGATAACCCAAGACTACTTCGCAAAACAATCAATTGCAGCAAAGTTTTTTTGGAAAGTTATTGACATTCTTGATGACATTGAGTATAATATACTTATAAACAAAAACAAACCAACATTAAAGGGCAAAATTATGGCAACAACAGTAAAAAATTACACAGATGAAATGGTCGCATCAATGGTAGAAGCTTACACAGCAGAACCAACAAGAGAGACTGTAGACTCATTAGCACAAGAGTTAGGCAAAACTACAAGAAGTATCATTGCTAAACTTTCAAGAGAGGGCGTGTACCAAGCACAACCGAGAACAACTAAATCTGGAGAGCCTGTAGTATCAAAAGCAGAACTCGTCAGTGCAATTGCTTCTCACTTCGACATTGAAGTACCGACTCTAGTGAAAGCAGGTAAGCAAGACCTACAGAAATTAGTCGACGCAATCAATTCCTAATGGAACTCGCAGGAATGGTGGGGTTCGTAATCGGACTTCACCTCCTAATGAGATTTATTGAGTGGAGTAGTCACCTATAGACTGGAGTGATGACCTAATCATCACATTTTAAAGTGGGAACACGAAAGCAGGAAGTGACTACGGAAGCACACCTAAAAGGGAAGTAGCAAGTTCGACTCTTGTCCTAACTTTCGGAAGGTTCATTCGAATTGAACTCCCACCTTAAAATGTACAAAGTTTTTCAAGATTTTCCTAAATATTTCTTGACAAATGGTAAGAAAGTCTGTATAATATACTTATATTCAGAAAAAGAGAAGGGAAATGGAAATAAGGGCAACTTGCAAAGCAATCCTGATTAACCTGACCGACTCTAAGTGGATGCAACCCCGTTGGGATTGAGTCAAAGTTTTAACTACCAAGTAGTAAATAAACCAAAATTCTTCTTGACAAATGGTTAGAAAGTGGATATAATATATATTCAGAAACAAAAAATAGACGACATTGAAATACAGGCAAAAATTAATGATTGAGCTGTGACCTCCTCGGAGTGAGCCAATAAATAAACCTTCAAAGTCGTACCTCTCGACAGTGGCAGTTCAACGAGATTAAAAAATGCAAACGAGACATTGCCTGCTGCATCGCAAGTATAGTCTAAAACAAGGGAAGCGAGCCGGCAGTACAATATGTGCCGAAGGGACGGAGAGACGCAGTATTCAATAATTCTACTGTAAGCCACGCCATGCGATTCAGCTTTAGCTGTCAAGTGGAGAGTAGGATTACCTAAGAATGTAGTGATAAGCAGTATTGCAGTTACCACCATTGAGTGCTGAACTGAACAGCGAGAGCATATCGTTAAAACGGAAAGGACAGCATAGTCGTAAGAGTAATTCCTAAACAAGACTTTTCGACAGGTGATTGAGGCGTAGATACATCCATAATATCTCGTAGACGAAGCACTATATCGTCTTTAATTATCAGTAGTAAGTGGGCAAGGTGTCTATTCGAGAGACACCACGCTAACCTGCGGTGTAGACCAACCAATTGCATGATGACGATTGTTGAAACGGACTTCGGTCGTATAGTAAACAATTAGCAGTGCCGTCGAGTAGGAGTCGCCACATACAGTAGAGGAAAACGCTTCGGCGTAACGCCTTGAAGAGTGGAATAACGACACATAATCGAATGTATGGTAGAGTTGACGGGGGCAGTTAGCAACTTTAATCAGTGTGCGAGTGATGAGAAGAACGGCAGTAGCTCTGTCAAACACAGGAGTAATCTTTGTGTATATCTCTCACCGACAAGTAATGTGAGCATATTAATTATTAGCGAGTAGCAGTATCGTCTAAAAGTGGGAAGAAACAGCATCTTCGGATGGGGGCTTCAATGTAAGTCCGACATGGAATAGAAAGCCAAACTCTGCACAGAGTGAGTGAGTAATCCTTAAGTCTCTACACTTCTAGCAGTAAGACTACCATCGCAAGTGCGAGGAGACTAATTACCTCTCGTGCGACACTCAAAAACCAATCTATTGATGAGTTTTTAGGGCAGTTGAATTAACTTTCATCTGCCTTTTTTTATTCCCACCAAAACATAACATCAAAATTCCAAACATAATTAAATATAGTTCTTGACAAACAGGTCAAACATCTGTATAATATACTTATATTTAAAAAAGGAGAGATTAAAATTATGATGTGGCAAGAATTATCAAATTGGGAAGACAATCATAACTCGATAGTGTTCGGAGTTATGAGTACAGAAGATGTGCGAGAGTCACTTTCATACTGGAACGCCTTCGAAAAAGACGAAGATGAGTTCATTTGCGACATCAATGATGTAAGTGAGAGACTTATTATGGCAAGTATGAAGTATGCTTACAACACAATCGACGAACCAACATACAACTATATGCTAGAGGTTATCTACGACCACTTAGTAGACACACTAAAAGAACGCATCAAAGATGCAGTAGACCAACAGCGACCACATAATATTACTAAAGGTAATTTATGGAACAGCGAAACAAAAGAGTTTGATAAGGTCAGTGACTTTATGAGACAGAGACAAACAGAATTATTTTAAGGAGAGCGTAATGCCAACAAAATTCAAACAATCAGAAAAAGTGTTTAAGCGTGGAGTGAAAGCGTCTAAACTAAAAGACAAGCACTTCTATATCAAAGATGTGAACAAGGACGAACTGTTCAAGTGCATTAATGAAGATAGAACAAAGCCAAAGCAAAGACAAAAGTGTCTAAATGAGTTGGCGAGACGAGGCATCCAAATTAACTGGGTAGAGCCAAGTGAGGTGACGACATGAGATGGGGTGGAAAGACACAACACATTAGTGTAAAAAAGAAAACATCACAAGGCGATAGCCACAACAGAGTGAGTCTTAACATGAACAAGAACAAAAAGCGTTCATTCAAGAAGTACAAAGGTCAGGGCAGATAATGTTCGGATTCGAAGTATATTTTCTAATCGCAGTGCTGCTATTCATAGTGGCACTCAACTTACCAAGGTGGTGGTAATATGGGTAAAGTAATACAATTTCCTACAGTAACGGAAGCAAAGAAACTTCGTGATGCACTACAAGAGTGCGAACACGAAATAAAGTTGTGCCTAAATGATTTGGCAGAACTAAACGATATGGTCGTAGACCTCACAATGGAGTATGAAATCATGCTTAATAGATTGTGTGAATTAAATGGCATTAGATTGCCAGAGGAGTTAAAGTTAGAAGATGATTAAAGGTAGTATGATGTATGACCAGCATGGTCGTAAGCGTAAAGTAAAGAAACTATACGCAAGTAAGAAAGCGACACCTAATTTCGCTAAACAAGAAACAAAAACATTTAAGAGTACGAAGGACATCCCTAGTATGCCGATTGGAGAATACAAGACACCAACGGACAACTCTTACAAACAAGAAGTATCAAAGCAATATACGGTATCAGTTGCTTATAATAAAGGTGCATATCAAGTGATACCAAGACAAGAGGTAAAAGACATTGGCAAATAAATACAATAGACATTACGCAGTAGGTATGTGGGCGAATGGAAGTAAGATAACAAACATACAGTATCCAAGTGATACTAAACAAGCGTGGCAGGGAGAATGTCCTGCTAGAAACACGATACATATGTTCGTGAAGTTAGAAAATGGTACAGTTCTTCGAGATGACGAATTGATACTAGACAGAAAGAAGTGGGAAGCACTTCAGGATATGGAGAAGTTCATATCCGATATAAGTGAAGGAGTGGCGTAATGAGTAAGATAAACGACTATGCAAAGTTTGTAGACCAGTGCACATCCGAAACAAGTAAAGATACTACTAAAATGTGCGACAGATTAGATAGATTAATGGGAAACCACACCATGCAGAATGGAGTACTAATTGAGTGCGAAATTGACATGGCAAGGTTGATGACTGCACTTATAGGCATGATGGCTGAGAGTGGAGAGTTTGCTGAAGTAGTGAAGAAAAAAGTATTCCAAAACAACACACAGTTCACAAACGACGAGATTTTTCACATGAAAAGAGAGTTAGGAGATGTGTTGTGGTATTGGGTACAGGGATGCAAAGCCCTTGGCTTTACCCCCGAAGAAGTGATGGACGAGAACATCAGAAAACTAGAGAAGCGTTATCCTAATGGCTTCGAGGTAATTAGAAGTGAAGTAAGACAG